ATGGTTTAGTTTAGTATGGGGTTAGAACAAGATATAATTGACGAGATGAGCAGGCGAATGGCTACTGAAATGGATTTTTCTATGATAGCCGATATATTTACGGAAACTGGATGGACAAATGTGCAACTAAAAAGATTTCGTAATAATCAGGAAGCAGTAGATATCAACATTTGGCTTGAGCAGAATTGCATCGGACAATGGAAGAATCTAAGTACACGATATATATTTGAAAAGAAACAAGATGCCGAATGGTTTATACTAAGATGGCAATAAGATTTGACCATTATGATGAAGTAAGTGGTTGGGAACACACTAAGCCGGGCTGGCATGAATGTGCAGTGCAAGCAAAACATATTGACAAATACCTTGAAATAATTGATTGGGTATATGCTAACGTAGGTAAATGTGAACGTCATTGTAGATGGTATGTAAGTGGTACAAGCACTGTTAATTTCAAATTTAGATATGAAAAAGATTATATTATGTTTACGTTGAGGTGGAGTTGATGGCAAAAATACCACACATTAGAGATTTTGATGATGATGATCCAGAGATTGATTTTCGAAAGAATCGTTGGAATTATTGGGAAGCATTGAAAAAAATTCGTAAAGAATATTTGGAACAAAACAAAGAATTTGATGCATACGACTTTGAAGATTATCTAGTAGGAAAATATGGCTTAAAAATGAACATAGTTGGTGGTAACATAACTGATGGTTATCAGATTGTTGACGAAAAGAAATACCTAATATTTTTATTAAAGTTCCAATGAACAATACACCTTTTCCCATAAAATCTTTACAAGATGGTAAATTTCTAGTATCATGGCCTAAATGGGATAACATTAGGCAATTTGATACCAAGAAAAAATTACTTGACCTTTTATTCAAGGATATAGGTTGCAATGAAGTTGGCATAGGTATATTACTTATGAGTGATGAAGTTGATGTTATGTGGATTAACTTAAACACTTGGGCGCAAGATATTAATGGTGACTACGCTAGGTACCTAGAAGATATGTACGAGATTAAAGGTGTAGCATTTAAAAGCAAAGATGAAGCAAATAAATTACAAGATTACTTAGAGAAGAAATATATTTGGAAAACACTACAGGCATAATATGGCAAATGATATAATGATTGACATTGAGAGTTTAGATACAACACCTAATTGTGTTATACTAACTATTGGGGCCGTACGATTTGATCCTAAAGGCAGTGGTGTCGTTGAGCGGTTAGAACTACGACCTACAGTTGAGGATCAAACAGAAATTTACGGGAGAAGTATTAATGAAGATACATTGCGTTGGTGGAGTGAGCAGAGTCCTGAAGCACTTGAAGAAGCAATGGGAGACAATGGACGAGTCCCGTTTAAAGAATGCATGGAGATACTTTATAAGTTCTGTTGGAACCGTCGTGCTGTTTGGAGTAATGGTGCGCCTTTTGACTTAGTTGTAATGGAGAATGCTTGGCGACAAACTAGTGATAAACCTAATCCTATTCCCTGGCCTTTCTGGACTATGCGTGATACACGAACATTGTGGGAAGTAACAGGTGTCAGTCTTAAAGACGGTGGCCATACTACGAGTCACAAAGCAGTAGAAGATGCCGAAAGACAAGCAATCGTTGTACAAAAAGCGTATACTAAACTTATAAAAGCAGAACTAGTAACATCACCAAAATGAGAATAGATTCAGACATTGATATTGACTTTGGTTCAAGGGATCAACTATTAAAGTTGATTCCTCATACACGTGCGGCTATGCGTAATGTTAAACCTATACGCAATCATGCTACAGGTATATATGTAACTGACATACCATACGACCCTATCAATGATATTGCAAGCATTGATTACACAATAGCAGATAAGCGTGGTTATTTTAAACTAGACCTGTTAAATGTTCATGTGTATGAGAAGGTTCGTGATGAAAAGCATTTAGTAGAATTGATGCGAGAACCTGATTGGTCTAAATTAACTGATAGTAAGTTTGTAGAACAATTGATTCATTTGAACAATCAGTACTATAATCTACAGAAGATGCCAGAACCAGTAGATAGTATTACAAGATTAGCTATGTTTCTAGCTGTTATTCGGCCCGGTAAAAAACATTTGATCGGAGAAAAATGGTCAGAAGTTGCTAAAACTGTGTGGGATAAAGGAACTGATGGATATGTGTTTAAGAAGGCTCACGCTATTGCTTACGCAAACTTAGTCGTGGTACACATGAATTTGTTAGGAGAGGCGCTTGACAAGAGTAATACTGCGGCGTTTACTTCTACGTTTACTTAATTCAGCCATACTACACACTGGACCGTGTATTACAACTAGACTTTTGTTGTTGAATGTTCGTATATAGGGCTTAAACATAGCCCACTCTTGCTTTAAAAATAGATTGATAGGTATAAGTCTATTACTTTCCCACCACCATATTTCACCTAATTCTAGGAATTTTTCTTTAATTGCAGTATCTATAATAGATCCATAATCATAGATTGTAGTCACCATCTCATCACGATTCTGCACTATTCCAACATAATCTTGGTTGGCGTATGAACATACTGTTATGAAGGGGTGATTTTCGCTAAGTTTTTTGAAAAATTCGTTTTGGATCATTGTACTAAAAAGTCATTATATTTAGTATCGGAAAAAACCATTTAATAAAAGAATATTTTTTCGACTAAATATATTATTAGGAGCCTACATTTGTGTATTCAACATCAGTATTTTATTACTTTCAGCGCAATATTGTCGTGCTATTGTCAGGTTACTCACCGAGGAGATATATGCCAGTCTACGCTAAACCACTAACATTGCATAAAGGGGTTGATAATCAACTTCAATTTCAATTCTTGAATCAGGAACAGAAACCTGTGGATATTACAGGAAAATCTATTACTTGTAGAATACTCAACTATGAAGGGAATCAGGTCCTTCTACAGAAAGCATTGACACTACAATTGCCAGCTACAGGAATTTGTGCATTGATATTGAATGCAGCCGACTTGGAAAACATAGACGCACAAAAATGCTATTATACACTAGAGATTCCTGTTAATGAATTTGATTATCCTGTATTTGTAGACCAGAATGCAGGTGCACGTGGTGTATTAAATATCGTTAATAGTGTATTACCTAACTTTGTTCCGTCATATGAAATAACTATCCCTACAGGACAACAGTTCCCTAACACAAGTAATTCTGGTAGCAATACACTTACATATTATTCTAGTGTGCTTAGTACCAATGATAATCCAATACTAACTATCCAAACTGAATACATTGAATATTATGGTAATACGGTCATCCAAGGTAGTTCATTGGTAGATGCTGATTGGTATGATATTACAACAACAGATGATGTAGCAAACAATACACAAACCGTTGGATATGTGATTCAAGGGTTCCACCCTTATGTTAGAATGGCGTTCACTAGTAACTCGGGTGCAGTGGCTAACATATTAACTAGATAATTGACCACAACAGTTGATTTGCTGTATACGTTTGTGTTATACTACATAAATGTTTGATATCCTATCAATAATTCCAGGCAAAAAGAAAAACACAAGTAGTGGTTGGACTAGCTTCAATGCTATTTGCTGTAGCCACTTTGGTCATAAAGCCGATCGTAGAATGCGTGGTGGTATCAAGTTTGATGGCAGTAACTGGTCTATGCATTGTTTCAATTGTGGTTACAAATGTAATTTCATGTTAGGTAAGCCAATAAGTTATAAAACACAGAGTTTATTAAAGTGGTGTGGCATCGATGACATTGAAATTCAACGATGGAGTTTAGAAAGTTTACAACATAAAGATTTGTTAGACTTTACTCAGCCTAAAAAGAAAGTAAAGATTAAGTTCAATGACCACAAATTACCTAATGGTGAAATATTAGATTCAACTAACCCGTTACATAAAGTATATTCAGATTATGTGCAAGCAAGGGGTATAAGTACTACAGAATATCCCTTTCTAATTACCCCATCAGAAAAAGGTAGAATGGCTAACAGAGTCATTATTCCTTACACATATAAGAACAAGATTGTAGGACATACAAGTAGATTCTTAGACAACAAAATACCCAAATACTTAAACGAACAACAAGCCGGGTATGTTTTTAACATTGATATGCAGAAGCCTGATTGGCAAGTGTGTATTGTGACTGAAGGTATCTTTGATGCATTAAGCATTGATGGTGTCGCAGTAATGCATGATGAAATTAATAGCGACCAAGCACTATTATTAAGTACACTAAACAAACAAATCATTGTCGTTCCAGACAGAGACAAGACAGGACTTAAAATGTGCGATAGGGCATTAGAGTTAGGATATCAAGTTAGCTTACCAGTCTGGGAAGCCGATATCAAAGACGTTAATGATGCAGTAGTAAGGTATGGTAAGTTACCAACACTATTGAGTATACTTCAGTCGGCTACAAACAGTAAAATAAAGATAGAAATGCAGAGGAAGAAAATTGCAAGTAGATTATAATAAAGTAGAAGTGCAAAAATTGTTTTTACAAATGATGTTAACCAATGGGGAATTATATACCCGTGTGATGAACATTATGAATGCAGATAATTTTGATAAATCAATTAGACCAGCCGCGGAGTTTATTAAAGAGTATTGTGGCAAATATAGTATGTTGCCAGATCAAACACAAATTAAAGCAACAACCGGAATCGACATTGAATTGATTCCTGAGTTTGGTGAAAAGCATACTGAGTGGTTCTTACAGGAGTTTGAACAGTTTACAAAACGACAAGAATTAGAACGTGCGATTCTCAAAGCCGCAGACTTATTAGAGAAGGGTGACTTTGGCCCCGTTGAAAAACTAATCAAAGACGCAGTACAAATCAGCTTACAACGAGACATGGGTACAGATTACTTTTTTGACCCTAAAGCACGTATTAACAAATACTTCAATGCAGGTGGACAACAAAGCACAGGATGGCCTCAACTTGATAAACTATTGTATGGTGGTTTCAGTCGGGGTGAATTGAATATCTTTGCAGGTGGCTCTGGTTCAGGTAAGTCATTAGTTATGATGAACATTGCATTGAACTGGTTGCAGATGGGACTGAGTGGTGTTTACATCTCACTTGAATTGAGTGAAGAACTTACAAGTTTACGTACTGATGCTATGTTGACTAGTATGAGTACTAGGGATATTCGTAAGAACATCGATGATGCACATTTAAAAATTAGAATGTCTAGTAAGAAATCAGGACAATATCGTGTTAAGGGATTACCCGCACAAAGTAACGTAAACGATATACGTAGTTATATCAAAGAAGTGCAGATCCAGACTGGTATCAAAGTTGACTTTGTGATGATTGATTATCTTGATTTGGTTATGCCTGTATCTGTTAAAGTTAATCCTAACGATCAGTTTATTAAAGACAAATATGTAAGTGAAGAATTACGTAACTTAGCAAAAGACTTGGGTATATTGATGGTTACTGCTTCACAGTTGAATCGTAGTGCTGTTGAAGAAATTGAATTTGACCATAGTCACATTGCTGGTGGTATCAGTAAGATTAACACGGCAGATAATGTGTTTGGTATCTTTACAAGTCGCAGTATGCGTGAACGTGGTAAGTATCAAATTCAATGTATGAAGTCACGTAGTTCAACCGGTGTAGGTCAAAAAGTTGACTTAGAGTACAATATTGAAACAATGCGTATTACTGATGAGGATCCAGATGGATATGCTGACCAACAAGCAAAATATCGTCCATCGCCAAGTCCCAATGACATTATGAGTCAATTAAAACCCCAATCAACACTTATATCTACTGATCCTATTATAGATCAAAAGACTGGAGAAATATTAGAACCCGATAACAAACGCATTGTAGCTGACGTACAGGGGTCAAAACTCAAATCTTTACTTAATTCCCTAAAGAAATAATTATCTAATCATAGCATAAATACATGTAGGATAATTATATGCAAAGACAAACTCGCTCCCTTTTACAGGAACTAGAAGAACTCGGCAATAATCGTGATACAACTCACGTTATTGAGAGTAGGGCCCATAATATCATAAGTAGTGCCATTCATTTAATTGAAATGATTAATCGTCACTATCCTGAGGAACAAGCCCAACTACTGGAAAAGAAACTGTTAAGTGCTATCAAAAGCAAAGACAAAGCGAGATTTGCAAAATCTTTAAGGAAAAATCGTGAAACTGAATGAATTAAACTTAAGCAATGTAATCGGTGATTACGGTGCCGCCGCAGTAAAGCAAGTAGGTAATAGAATTGCAGGTAATGCTGAGGGTAACTTGTCAGTACAAGATAAGATTGCTAAAGAGAAATTCATATCAGATTTTATTGGTAGAGCAAGTACTAATTTAAATAGTGCAATTCAAAGTGGATTAGTTGATCCTAAGGCAAAGTCTGCGCCACAGGCGGCAATTGCTAATCCCAACGCAAAGCCTAAGCCAGCATTAAACAAAAAACCAACAACTACGCCACCCGGTCAACAGCCAGCGGCACCTGGTCAACAGCCAGCGGCACCTGGTGCACCAAAGACGCCAGAACAAATTAGAAAAGAAAAACAAGCCGCTGCCGGTCAAGTAGCACAGCAACAGATGGGAGCAAATAAAGCCCCAGCACAACCCGCATCAACTGGACAAGCCCCGACACAGCAACAACCGGGTATGACTCAAGATGGTACACCACATTGGGATCCGGCAACAGGTAAGGGTGCTAAGTATGATGGTGTAACTGGACAAACTACTCCCGCCTATCAAGCTGAGTTAGATAAACAAAAAGCCGCAGGAGAAGAACAAGCAAAAGCTAGGCTTGCCGCAACTCAAAGCGCACAGCAAGCCCCTGCATCCCCAGCGGCTCCAACAGCTCCAACAGCACCAACTGCAACCGGTGGAAGTGCCGAACAAGCCGCACTTAATAAAATGCAACAAAAGAATCCTAAACTTGCAGGCATGATGGCACAGGCTGGAATGGATGCAAGTGGAAATGATAAGATGACACCGCAACAAACTGCGGCACTTAAAGGTAGATTAAAAGCAGGTGCAACAGCTACAAGCGGACAAAGTGGATTCAAAAACTATGTAGGTGGTAGTGGTGAAAGAATGACAGGAGTTGATAAGAGTGGGGCACCGGTATTTCAAAAGATTCAACGTGAGGGGACTTATTCTAAATTAGATTATATTTTAGAAAGCATTATTAATATTAATGAAGCTCCAGCGGCACAATCTATTAGTCAATACTTGCAGAATATGTTTACTCAATATTTAAAAGTTCCTATTACTGATCCTGCAGTAAAAACACAAGTAAAAAAATTAGCTGATATGGCACAAGCTAGCTATCCAAAAATGACAAATGCTCTTACTCAATTAGCTAATTTAGGTTTTGCTACAAGTTATAGTCAAGGTACCGGAGAAGAACAACCCGCAACAGCACCGGCATCAGCATTCGATGCAATTAAAGCTGGTTTTAAACAAGGCATGGGCGGTACTGCTAGTGCCCCGGCATCAACTACTCCTGGAACATCTACTTCTACCGCAACTACAGGTGGTACTAGCACACCAGGAGCCACATCAGGTAATCCAAAATATGACCAAGTAGTAGCATTGGTTAGCAAAATGTCTAAAGAAGAAAAACAACAATTACTTACCTCATTAACTAAGCCAGAGGCAGCTCCTGCAAATAGCGCAGGTGCAGGAGCATTTGACCAAATGAGTAAGCAATTACAACAGCCAAAAACTACAGCTAATCCTATAGATACTCGCCAACAAAAATTAAATACTAATAAAGTAAAAGCCGGAAACAAGGGAGCACCTACTCCGGACGAGCAAGCTAAATTACAGCAACGCATTCAACAACAATTGGCGGCACAAGCATAATGAACTTATCTGAATCATTGGCATATTTACGTGATACTATTAACAGTATAAACACTGTTAACGAAGCCTTTACCGGTGGACATGCCCCACACTTAGAAGATTCAGTATTCTTGGGTGGTACTCAAGGTGTTGCCGATGCTATCAATTCAGTTAATACTACTATTAAAAAGCCACAGACTGCAACAATTAAATGGGATGGATATCCTGCATTGATTTTTGGTCATGGCCCTGATGGTAAGTTTAGTATATCAGACAAGCATATGTTTAATAAAGCAGATGGTTCTGGTAGAGCAATATACAGTCCTGCACAATTTATTGAATATGATAGATTGCGTGGTGTTGAGCGTAGTGGACTAGCAAGTATCATTCCTGCAATATGGCCTGGACTAGCAACAGCAAGTAAAGGTACTAGTGGATACTATTGGGGTGACTTGTTATTCAGTCAGCCGTTAGAAAATCAAAATGGTGTATATGTTTTTAAAGCTAATCCAAAGGGCATTACATATACAGTAGATGCTAATAGTCAAATTGGTCAACAGCTTGCAGGTAAAGTTGCTGGTATAGCAGTACATCAATATATTAAACCCGATGCTCCGGCTAAAGCAGAAAAAATGTCGGCTAAAGGTCAAAAAGTTCACCCCACTGATTTTGCCGTATCATTGAATGGTAAACTAGGTGGATTGAAAGAAGATTCTGATGTTGCTATATTACCTAGTAAATTACCGCAAACTCCCAAGATAGCACTGCCTGAAGCAGAATTAAAAGCAGTTAATGCTACAATTAAAAAATACGGTAAAGAACTTGATAAATTTTTAAACACTGATTACTTGGGCATACCGTCTGATGGGTTCAGAAATAACATGTTGGGTGTATATTTCAACAATAGAATCAGAGAAGGTAACTTAAATGATCTAACTGATGGGTTCTATAAGTTTATTGAAAATAGACCAATGAGCGGGGTTATGAAACAGAAGTTATTAACAGGCTATGTGGATAAGAAAACAGGTAAACAATATCCTGGACATATCCCAGCAAACCCTGCAGGTGTTCAAGCATTGATGGAAATCTGGTCATCTGTTTATATGTTAAAGACTGCTATATTGAATCAATTAAATCAAGCCGCAGAATCTAGTCCTGTGCAGGGTGCATTAGATGATGGTACTAAGGGGCAAGAAGGATTTGTTGCTAACGGCTACAAATACGTAGATAGAATGGGTTTCAGCCGTCAAAACTTTGGAATTAAGTGACCAAAACCGATATTTTTTTGTTCCAGGCATAAATATATACATGAATCAGTAGGATTCAAAACATTTAAAGGAATATTAAAATGGCACAATTTACACGCACAAACGGTGACTATCTACCGGTAATTAACTATGACAGCCCAGCTTACACTAACTCTGGTGTTAACGCTGTTGAATCTGGTGCAACAGTTCAACCACAAGGTCCTAAACTAGACTTCTTCACCATCACTTTCACAGGTGCAGTGACTACAACTCAGTTTAACACAGCGATCCAAACAATTCAACAATTAGCTACAATCTATATGTATGAGTACACAGATGACACTAATGATACATTGGCAATTGCTGTTTATCCAGTTGCCGCATGGACAACTGCAACTTTAGACACTGCTTTAACAGCGGCTGTTGAAGCTGTTACTGTTACTGCTACAGCAACATTCACAGGTTAATACTTAACTTGAACAAAAGGACCCGAGAAATTCTCGGGTTTTTTTACGGCCATTAAATAGTAGTATGAGTTACATTATTACTTGCTACACCCTGTTTGATATTACACAGACTAATGTACCTAATCGCCAACGCCCTGAAGTAGATAAAGATGTGGATGAATGGAGATATAAAAGAAACACTCAAAGTAATTTTGATACAATTCAACAAGTTATTTCATTGCGTAGTCAACCTGAAGTATTACGAAAACCCAAAAAAGAATTAATAAGATTTGATGAATTTACTGAGTTTGGATTTCTATTTGAACAACAAGACAATGAAACGTATCCATGTTGGGCATTTGATTTTACTATACAACATCCTAGTGTATTTTATGATGGTGTTAATGAATTAGGTTCATTATACCGAGATTGTGACAACGTACCAATGTTACGATGCGGTACTGAATGGAATAAACTCCCTACGCATTTAGATTCCAGTGATGAATTAAGAAACATTTATTTTAAGGTATTATCAAATGACGAATGATATTTTTATTAAACTAAAGAAAGTTATTCCTAAAGAGACAATCAATAATCTAGCAGATTTGTCAGTATTCAGGGATCAAGACGGATCTTATCATCTGTTTGACAAGTACATTATCAGCCGAGTAAAAGATGAATATCAAGTGACTATTAATTCATTTGATACGAATAAGACATTCTATACTTTAAAACATGCAGTAGCATGGTGTACATTTGATAAAAGAAACATGATTGTAGATTCGAACAGAATATACGATTTGGACAAAAAAGTAGCCGGTTTAGAGTCTACAATTCAAGGGCATCAGAAATTAATTAAAAGTGCCAAGAATACGGATGATAAATTAATATATCTAGCCAA